GTGGAATCGCCCTGCAAAAAAAACTCGGTCACTGATTTGTTGCCGCGTGAATAGTTGCACTTTCGACAGCTTGCGACAAGGTTGTCGGGGTCGTCTGTGCCATTTTTGGATACGGGCACAATATGATCCACAGTATCGGCATACTTGTAACACCATGCACATGTCCAGTCATCTCGCTCAAGTATTCGAATCCTTAGCTTTTTCCAGATGGCAGAGTTAGCTTTGCGCTGTGAGTGCATAGTCATCAATACCACCCATGCCCCGTTGTGCGCTTACGCTTCTCCCATGCTTTGAGAGCTGTGCAAGGTAGATCGTATCTGTGTTTTATGTAGCGAAGTCCCCAGTCAATTTGAGTGAATGGGTCTTGTTTTCTTACCTGTGCATTTCGAAGCTGTGGAATACCGTAATGTGATCCATTCTTGCTTTTAGGATTCCAGTGTGATTCGTATGTCCAAAGCTTTGATAAGCAATTGAATTGTTTTTCATTTACTAATCTGGAATGTGCATAGAGTTTGTATATTTCAATCTCTTTCGAAGCACTTGCCGCATTTACTGGGATCGGCTGTAACATAGTTACACATAGCACGCCCATTAGCACCAAACGCCCGCGCGAGCTATCCGCCTCAGCGGCTCGCTTCGAGCGAGTGGAGCGTAGCCACGATGTCAAATGATTGTCAAGGTTGAGCGTATTCTTGAGCGTGTCCCACAGGGTGTGCATGAATTGTGGATAAGTCATAACAGCTCCCAATCTAGTGTCGAAGCTTCTCCGTGGTTAAGTGTCAGAATGACAGAATGAAAATTTGCCGCTGGTCTTTTGATCCAGTGTTTGTCGTAATAAGAGATCCGAGAAGCTGGCAACCACACTTTAGGCAATTCATATTTTTGATATAGCTTGCGACGGGCTAACCCACCCACGACATCCAGCGGCATAACCAAAACACTTCGCTTGCCATATTCGAAGCATCTCTCCATGATTTCATTTTTTAAGCTGAACGGTGGATTTGTGCAAATGTAATCACACTCGTATTGCTCGCCATCTATGAAGTCCGTGATCCCGTAAATTGGAGTCAAACCATGTTCGATTGCAATTCGCACAAACGCGCTTTTTTCGGTATCGAATGGAAGCAATACCCGAGAGCCTATTGGCGCATTAAGCAATTCATAACATTTTGTGACAGTAGCGTCATCCGTGAACCATTCATCCGTCATTTAGATCCACCCCATCCAGTGCCCTTGAAAGTTACAAGTGGCACAGTCCAAATCCGAGACATCTCTTGATGACAACAAAGTGGCGCGGCAATGCCATTGTTGATTGGAGACTCAATTGTCACAGTCCAGCCACACTCATCACATTCAAACTCATAACTTGCCATTGAGCACCCTTTCGTGAACCTCGCGAAGCAATTGTGCGTCAGCTTCGGCTCGCTCAGATTTTGTCATTATCCGATTCTCCAGCGATTCGATACCAATAACCCCACAGCCTAAACACTCGACACAGACAATCCCCACTGGCAGTCGGTCATTGAAATCGCCGATGAGTTTGTGATCCATAGTTTTCTTGCAAATGCGGCAATTAAATCTGAGCATTTCCATACGGGCTCTCCAATAGATTCTCGATGGGTTGAAGTGACTCTTGTGTTACCCACCAAGAGTTTGTCCGATCTTGTCTGTATCGGGGCTTTTTAGCCACTGCAACAGGTATCCAGCCAGCGATTCGATAGTTTGGGCTTTTGCCCGTCACAAGCACAGCGATGTCTTCGGGTCGATCTAAGTCACTCACAATCAAGTGCCCCAGATTCCACCGAGTCCATTTGACCTCAATGTTTGTCCCGACATCGGCGAGAGTTTTGTAATTCGTATTTGCTAGATCATCAATCGGAGTCCCGAAATGCTTTGCCACTGCAATCTCAGCTCCGATCGCTTCACTTTGTTGCAAGACAAACTCTGGAAAACTCATGCGCTCTTTGTCATGTTGATAATTGCGCTTTTGCGTAATGCCTAAGAATTGCGGCATGTAGCGGATTGCTCTAATTAGCCCGATTTCGGCTTGTTTGATGACTTCACTCTGGTCGAGATCAATGTAACTCATGCAAGACAAACCTTGCAGACAAACATAGCCTCGTCCATGATTCCGCCATCTTTGGGCTGTGGTTTGACACATGTGTCACAAACTAACCAAAAGCCCTCGGCTGGCTCCTCTGAAGATCCGCTGAGTCTTTTGTAAGTCCCATTTGCGTAAAAGATAAATGCTTCACCCATTTGGGAGCCAGACTTTTTCGGTCAAGCTAAAGTGATACCAAATTGTGTCGCACTGTTGTGTCTTTGTTATAGCTGTGCACTTGTAGCCAAAGTATTCTTTGCCCGTTTTATTTGAGACGCCTTTGAGTTCGACCATCGTCCCATGCTTACAGCTGGGCGGAGCGTCTTGCAATCTGCCCCCAAGTTGATTCTCAATCTCAGCAATGGCTTCAGCCGCTTTTGGCACACCCACCCATTCGTCCCATTTGTTGTCGTCAGCTTTAATCTCTGCGACTTGCGTAACTCGCTCCATGTCTTGAACCGTTGCGCGATTTACTTCGCTCGGTGTAAGTAGCCCAATAACTCGCCCATATACCGAAGTCGTGCAGTTTTCGACCCAGTTCAATTGATTGACTCCGCGATCTGTTCGGATCTCAAATGCGTAATCGACCGCCGCTGGATTTGTGTCAGCTTCGTCACGATACGCCTCGGCGCGCATAAGTATGTAACCTTTTGTTATATCGATGTCCTCGATGTAGGCGACCAATCGCCCTGACGGAAATTCGGATCTGAACCTTTTAATCCTCGAATTGACATCTTCATAATTTGATAAATCGAAGCTCATTTGCGACCAGCTCCAATCTGCATGCCTACCGAGCGACCGCGGTGATACCCCTCGGATCTACCTTCTCTAAATCCTTTGGCATAAGCTGATAAAGCCGCCAGTGCCACAATTGCGGCAAGTAGGGCAAGCTCCCAGAGCCCTGAGATTATTTGCATTTCATTCATGATTTTGCTCCCGATTCGAAGAGCGTCATTCGCGCTCCCTGAATACAGGGTGAGCCATCAAGTTAGAAGTGTCAAGAATCCCGCTCAGTTTTCGGCGTGTCTTGCACCGTTTTCTTGTCTTTGTCTTTTAGCCCATTACTTGCCAAAACCCCGCCCAGTGACCCAGTCAAAAAGATTGCCAGTGTTTTGAGTAGGTCAATAAATGCCGCGTCGTTTGGTGCTTGTGCCGCGACTGGCTGTGTCACAAAAATGAGAGCATAAGTGATCCCCAGAGTTACGATGAAGAAAACGACTGAAAGAGTCACGCCGATGAAAAGAATCAATCGGGCTTTGATGTCTTCGGGGCTGTGTTTGTGTGCCATTTTAATCCTTCGGCTTTGGTTTGATTATGTCCCCGAGTAAATCCTCGGAGCATACGCCAGCTACTTCACACTCTGGCTTTTGACATTCTGCCTTATCCCAATTTGCAAATTCCTGACATGGATAGCGTGTGTAGCCGTCATAGCGTCCGCACGCTGAAAGAGCCAGCACTGACCCCAGTGCCAGCCCTAACAGGATTTTGCGTCGAATCAATTACTTGCTGACGCCAAAAGCTGAGTCTTTAGGATTCAGCCAGCGAAGCACGACTGGCAAGATTGCCGCGAGCCCAGCTGAAGCGATTGCTTTTGGATCTGTGTTGCCTGTGGCATAGACAGCCACCGCCGCCGCCAGAAAAGAGCGAGCCCATGAAGCCGCCATTGGTTTGAAGTTTTTCATTTTTTAGTCTTCTCCTTTTTTTTCGGGCTTTCTATTTTTGGTAAGTCTCCCGAAAACTCGACAAACACTGGACGACCGAAAGAGACAAAGAGCGAGATGTGGCGATCCTTAACCATCACCATTCCGCCATTTGCTTGACTCTTGTCTGAAGTGTTGCCTTCAATTGTCTTGACTGTGTCTTTGTTGACTTCGATGACTCGAGCCACATGCTCTGGCTTCTTTCCGCCCGTAAAGTTCATAAAGCCCAGATCGCCTACCTTCGGCGTTTTGTGCAAAGCGTTTTTTTCTTTATAGAAGTGCTCACCGTTAATTGTTGAGACGGTGTTGATTACTGGGACACCCGATTGCTTCTCGCACCAATTTTGGAAAGACCCACACCACGGCTTTCCGTCAGCTCTGAAAGCTTTGCCAAATTTGGTGATGTTGTCTGGGGTCTCAACATAGCCAATTTCCGCGATCATTACTTCAAGAAGTTTGGCGAGTGATCCTTTAGGAGATTCCATCGTCAATTCTTTGTGACACATTTGGCACTGGAGGAATAAATTTTTTGTCTTTGTATTGCCAGCCAGCACAGATTTCATCGCCGCAAACAACAGCGTTGATTTTCTGGTCTTTAATAAATTGCGCGTCTGCAACAATTACATTTACCACTTCGTCATTTTCAATGATTGCATATCTAAGCAAAATAAATCACCCTGACCAATCCGTCTGCTCCATTGCCACCTGTTGTTGCAGTTGCGTTCAAAAACGCTACT